TATACTGCAACTTACTACGATGAAAATATGAATCCACTCGGTAGTAAATCACCTGAGTGTGTCAGTAAGCAACCCTCATAACAGATCAGTAATGAATCAAATAGTCCGTACACACCTTGTAGTTATCAGTAAGTTCGGAATGGAACAGGTAGCCAACACCGATAAACGTTAGGACACCATCTATCCCCGTCAGTCTTGCTTGCGTTGGCAGTACGAGTTACAGGGTTGAAACAGTAGCAAGGGAAAACCGAATTAACAGGAAATGCGGACTATTTATTAATATAAATCAATGAAGAAAATAATGTTCAACGATAAATACTGCTTGACACAAGCTGTATTGGAAGGTAGAAAAACCATGACGAGACGTGCTATTACATATCCTTCCAAGTTCAGAGGGCAAAATGTTGAAGGCTTTTATGTCTGCAAAACACCTTCTGGAGAAGTTATAGAAGTGTGCATGTACGATGAATATGAATGTATGATTGATAACGGTCAGTTATTTTCAAGATATCAAATCGGCGAAGTAATTGCAATTGCTCAAAACTATATGGATTTAGGCTACGATCCCGATAGCTTGGAACGAGATCCTAAAGACTTAGGGATATGCGGATTCATGAAGCATTCTGCTGGCTGGAAAAATAAGATGTTTGTTCGCGCCGATGCCTGCAAAAAGCATATCAAGATAACGGATATTCGGATAGAGCGTATGCAGGACATTTCAGATGACGATTGCTTGAAAGAAGGTATTGTAAAGCAGGGAGTATTATCCGATGATTCACCTTTCCTTTATGCCTACGATGCTTATCTAAATAGCTCACAGGGGTATTTTGCTTCAAAATGGTTTAAAACTCCACGCGAAGCATTTGCAGCACTGATAGACAAAGTGTCGGGCAAAGGAACATGGAAAAGCAACCCGTTTGTATGGGCATATGAATTTGAATTGGTAGATTAACATATAACAGAACAAATATGAATAAGTTAACCATAAACGACCTGCCCAAAGACGTGGTAGATAGAATGAAACAGGCAATACAGGAAGATCCTCAAATGATTGTCCTCAAAAATAAGCATTTGGCTTATGTCCGGAGTAGACAATATTTCAAGGCTACCGAGTTAAAGCAGAAAATGCAAGGCATTGAAGAACGTGCTATCCGTGAATACCTTGAAAATTATGAAGGTGAAACGGAGAGCATGGCTTCCCTCATGGTTGAAATGACTTCTGAAGACAGAAACACTATTAATGTGTGTACCAATGCAATCATCTTGATCTGTGACATGATTGAAACCTTTACAATGGACTTCAATGAAGTTTTGAAAAAGTATCATCCGGATTACAGACTGGAGATGTACGATAAGATAATGCAGGTCGGTAAGGAAGCCAAAGCACACGTGAAGTTCATGAGCGACTGCACAGATAGTATTTACCAGTGTTCGTTTGCTGACAGTGCAGACGATGTTACTGAACTTGTGAGAAATAAGGCGCAATCACTTATTCGCAAAATAAAAGCAAGAGAGAATGGGAAATAAGACCATAATAAATATTGAAGAATGTCGCCGATGCAAATTCTGTAGAAGGATTAGCACAGGTACAGGATGGAGCTTCTTAGGATGTTTTCATTACCCATTAAGAGGAAAAATATTACGAGAAATTGAAATATGCCCAAAAATAGAATTAAATAATTCGCAACAAATAAGCAATGAAAAATAATAATTCAAAATACGTGCTAGTGCAGACGAAAGTTTCTCCGGCAACAGATAAGAGGCTTGAACGTGTGTGTCAAGAATATAAATTTGCGAGCAAATACGAATTGCTTCAACATCTGATCTCTGTCTTTTTAAAGTATGCAGATCCAGAATCAGAGATCGATCCGGGGCAAACCGATAATGCAATCGAATTGTCAAAAATGATCGAAGAATTGCAGAACTGTAGCCGCCGCATTAACACGGCGGCGCCTAACTCTAGCAGGACTCTTATTCTAACAGAAGCTATACAGATATACCAGCGATCGGGGCGAAATGGCGCGGTATCTGTCAAGTATACATTTGGAAAAGATGGCAGTTTTAGTAAGACGGAAAGCAATAGCAAAATATTGCGCACTATACTGTGGAGGTTGTTTCCTGAGCTCAGTAGGAATCTTGCTACTATTGCACATAACCTAGGCGTGGAGATGGATGATGCCATAGCGTTCTTGTTAAAGCAAACCAATAACGCATTAACGCAGGGATTAATAGAGGAGGAGATCGCGAAAGAGTTTGCCGGATTGTCAACAGCCGAGAATCATGTTGATATGACAGGCAATAAACCTAAGAGAACGCGAGGAAATGATATTAACAAACCGGAATAAAAATGGGTAAAAGAACAACATATGACAGGTTGATACAGTCAACCGCTTGGCGAAAGCTGCGCAGATCTGTATTGAGGGAAACGCCTCTATGTACTGATTGTCTAGAAAAGGATATGAACACTAGCGCAACAGATGTGCATCACATACGACCTGTTGAGGCAGGAGTAGGAGATGCAGAGATGGAATCTCTCTGTTTCGACAGGACTAATCTCGTAGCCTTGTGTCACGAATGTCATAACGAACGACACAGAAAGATGAAAAGTCATTCGAAGGAAAGCATACAGGAGAGCAACAGGAGGGCTACCGATGCTTTTTGTAAGAAATTTTTCTAGGAGAGGGGGAGGGATTTTTTTTAGACCCCCGGAATCTCTCAAATCCACTCATCCTAAGTAGAGATAAAACAGGAAAATGAAAAAATGCTGTGGGGGTATGGGGGAAATCCTGAGAGGTTTGTAAAACGCGTAAAATGGGTATACTTAAAAACTTTAACATTATGGCGAGCAAGAACGCGAAAATCGAAAATATAAAAACGGTAATAAGGCGGCAGTTGGTTAAGGCTGGGGTGTATTCTCCGGAGTTGGCTTATCAAGTCGAACTTGCCGCATCGGACATTATTCTATATCGGAAACTGCGTGATACAGCCTTAAATGAGGAAACGGAGGTGATCGTTACTGAATTTTCTCGGGAGAATAGACCCCGTGAGAAAATAAATCCGATCTTCGATGCGATGAAGAAGCAGGCGGATGTTGTTCGCAAGGATTTGCGTGCGCTCTACATGAACAGGGAATTGAAGCGACAGGAAGAAGTGGCGTCTGCTGACGAGCGAGATCCCATCAATGATTTGATGGAAAAGTTGAACAACATGGGAACTGACGATGATGAATAAAGACGAGGAAAAGCAGGCAAGGGACAAGAAATTGAAATATTACCATCTACTGTGTGGTATCAATCTGGATAAATACAACTTGGAAAAAACCGATATCCGTTTACGTGAATATGTTGAAAATGTTCGGGCGGATATTGAAGGGCATAACCTATATGAAATACTTGCCGCTTACCGCTTCTTCGTATTGAGGGATCATTATATTTGGAAATCTAAAGCCGTCAAACGGTTTATCCTGTTCTATGAATCCTTGAAATTCTCAGGGATGAAAGGCAGGCAATGCTATAAACTAACTCCCATACAGGTGTTTCAGTTTGCATCAATTCTTGGGTTTTATGTTGAGGAGGAGGAAGGGGGAAAGCGCGTGTTGAGGCGGTTGGTAAGACGTGCTATCCTTTTCGTTCCCCGTAAATTTTCTAAAACTACAAGTTCTTCCTCTCTGGCGGTCAATGAATTGCTTTTTGGAGATGCCAATGCGCAGGCTTATACCGCCGCGAATGGGTATAAGCAAGCGCAAGTCTGTTTTAAAGAGATCTCTAAGATCGTTAAGCAGCTTGATCCCAAGCGGCGCACATTTAAATCGACCCGCGAACACATCGAGTGGCGTGCTAATAAATTCGGCAAGGAATCTTTTGTAGAGTGTTTGTCGGGAGGTGCGGATACCAAGGACGGTCTTAATGCCTCTTTGATCATTTTCGACGAGTATGCGGCGGCTAAGTACGTGAAGGATCATTCAGAGGGGGCGGAACTTCTACAGGTGCTTGAGTCTTCTTCGGGTGCACGTGATGAATACTTGACAGTTATCATTACGACAGCATCGCGAGTTATAGACGGCCCGTTTATGCTGGAATTGGAGATAGCGAAGAAGATTCTGCTTGGGGAATATGAGGATGATACGCTGTTTGCATCGTTATTTATGCCTGATGAGTGGGAGATGGAAGGCGACTCGCTGGGAGATCCCGACTTGTGGAAGAAGTGTAATCCGCACATCGGGGTGACGGTGAAGGAATCATTTTACCGGAATAGCTATAAACAGGCACTTCGGGACCCGGAAAAAATGCTTGAATTTAAGACAAAACTGCTGAATATCTTTGTTTCTGCCGGTTCAAAGGTGTGGATTAGTCAAAACTTGGCTAGATCCTTGTCTGATGCTTCATTTTGTATCGATAACCTTTCTGGAAGACCGCCCACGATGGTGTCAATGGACCTTTCTGTCAGTGATGATATCTCGGCAGTGAATTATATGATTTACTCCAAGACATTGAAAAAATTCTATTCTTGGACGGACTACTATATTCCGGAGAAGACGCTTGAAGAACATCCGAATGCGGAGCTTTATAAATATTGGATAGCGAAAGGCTATCTGAAAGTTTGTCCCGGGGCTGTCATTTCAGACGCAATGATAGTAACGGATATTCTGAAACGGAACAGGAAATTGAGGATACTGCAAATAGGCTATGACGCTTACAAGAGTCAGGAAATCGTGAACTCCCTTGGTGCAGCGATTGCCTCAGAGGGATACAATCCGGAGAAAATACTGAAGGCTGTTCCGCAAACCTTCGGGGCTTTTACGTCCCCGGTTGAAACCTTTGAAATGGCGGCTAAAAAGAAGCCTGCGGGGATTGCCTTATCTGATAATCCTATCACTTTCTGGATGTTTGGCAATGCCTATTTAGAGGAGGACCGCATGGAGAATAAAAAACCTTTGAAACGTAAGGAGAATGCCAAGATTGACGGGGTCATTGTTAATCTGATGTCTATATGGCTTTTTAATAACTATGTGTGGTAACGGGTAACCTAAATGCCCCATTTTGCAGGATATATAGAACTAATATTTTGCAAAATGAAAGTTTTTGGATATAAATTTATTTTTTCTCGTGAATCCGCGTCTGAATCTGCGCCTAAATCCAATGGCGGTGGGCGGTATTCTGACCGCGCGCAATACGTGAATAGTCCGGGCGATGCAATGAAGGTATCGGCAGTATTTCGTGCGGTTACGCTGATTTCCGATTCTATCGGCGCCTTGCCTCTGATCTATAAGAGGCGTGACCGGGTAGGCAATTATTTCAAACCGTACACAACGGGTGCGGGAGCTTCTCTCTATAATCTCATCACAGTTCGACCTAACCGGCGGCAGACAGCATTTATCTTATTTAAAAACTTGGTGATACAGGTGTTGCTACAGGGGAATGCATATGTTTATATCCGCCGCGATTCGTATGGTTATCCAATGGAGTTAATCCTTCTCAGCCCTTGGAGTTGTACTTATGACCCTTGGAGCGACACCTACTATGCTGAAGATTCCGTGAATGGTGTACGGGGGATTTTCTCGAGCGATGAGATCCTACATTTTAAGAATGTTAGCCTTGACGGGGGGTATACAGGAATTTCTACCATTGCTTTTGCTGCCCAAACGCTTGGCATTGCAGCTACGGCAGGAAAGGAAACATTAACCAGATTTGCAACCGGTGGTAAGATTAAAGGAATCTATCACAACGATTATAGTTTAAAGGGCTGGGGTGAGTATCAGGACGATCAGATCCAGCATTACGCCAACGAAATACAGGATGCTCTTGATAGCGGGCAGGATATTATCCCTGTAAGGGGAGATGGTAAGTTGGATCAACTCTCTTTGTCCTCTGTGGATATGCAATTCCTAGAGAATGTGAAGTTCAATGTAACCGAGATTGCCCGTTTCTTCAATGTACCGAAAAGTAAGCTGTTTGACGATTCAAACGCTAACTACAAGAGTTCAGAGATGGCTACAGTTGAGTTCTATACTGACTGTCTCAGTCCTATATTGACGATGATAGAGAACGAATTTAATGCAAAATTGGTTCCCTTCAATGCGCAATCGGACTATAAATTTTCTTTCGACATTTCCAAGTTATACACTACCGACTTGACCACGAAGGCGAATTGGCAGACCAAGCAGTTGGCGAACGGTCTTCAAACGGTTAATGACTTGCGCCGGTCGGAAGACCTCCCACCGGTGGAAGGAGGGGAGAAGGTCTTTATCTCCTGCAATGTCGCACCTATTTCAAGCCCCAAGATCTCCGGGGAAACCCAGCCTAAAGAGGATGTAAAACCTGAGCCGGATACGGCAGATCCTAAAAACGGGTAAACCAAAAGCGCTTAATCACGGATATGTAAAGTGGTAAATATGGGAGAGAATAAAGATACAAAAAAAAGAGAAATCCGTTTTTTCGCGGCTAAAGGGCAACCGAGAATCCGCGAAGCTGGAGATTCCGGCGCGGGAAGTCGCATTATTGAAGGCTACGCGATTGTTTTTGGCGTGCAAAGTAAACTGCTCGTTGATTGGGGAGAAGCCTACCGTGAAGTCATAGAGCCGGGGGCGGTCACCCAGGAGGACCTAGCGCGATTTGATATCAAAATGACGGCATGGCATAACCGAGAACGATTGCTGGCTCGCAGTAACCGGGGTAGCGGCACGCTAACTTTGACTGTCGATGAGTTTGGCGTGAAATATTCCTTTGAAGCTCCTAAGACACCGGACGGAGATACTGCTCTAGAACTTGTGCGCCGCGGTGATTTGGCGGGATCGAGCTTCATTTTTTGGAGTGATGAGACTACTTCTGTTTCTTATACGAAAGACCCCGAAGGTGTTATCATCCGCCACGTAAACCGTATTGATGAAATCTTTGATATGACCATTGCCAGCGATCCTGCCTATGCGCAGACTAATGTAACAGCAAGGGAAATGGATGAGGCTACCGGCAGGGAAGATTCGAAAGACAACGAGGAGGAAAAGGATGGCATCGAGGAGGAGGAATGTCGGAAGCGCGAGCAGGAGATAATCAATATCCGTACCTCCGCTAGACAGGAATTTTATTACTAATTCATAAATATCGAACAAATGAACGAAGAAAAAAGAATGACAGTTCGCGAGATGATTGAAGCACGCTTCAATAACTGCACTCGCATGAATGAGATCGCCGATGTGGCTGCTGCACGCGAAAACAAGGAAATGACTGCTGCTGAGAAGGCTGAGGTACAGAAAATGGAACGTGAGAACCGAATTTATGACTTGCAGATAGCAGGTTCGGGTGTTGCTCCTGTGGCTACTCCTGTGAGTAGAGAAGCTGGTTTCCAGAACTGGATTCGTGACTACGTGACACAGCGTGACACGAAAGGCTATGTGCTGAAACGTGAGTCGATCATGGTTACTACCAATGCCGCGCCAATGATCCCGTTGGCAATTAACGATATAGTAAAACCCTTGGAGGAGGGGCTTATCCTGAGCAAAGTAGGACTGAAGGTACAGACTGGTTTGTCTGGAAATTATGTATGGCCGACCGTTGCCGCTATTGAAGGAGAATACGCCGGTGAAGCTGCTGCATTGACTGATAAGACTATCAGTATTGACAAGATCGTGCCTAGCCCTTACCGCTTGGGCGCGACCATCACAGTAACCAGTCAGCTCATTAATCAGACGGATGGCGTTGCTTTGGCAGTTGTGAAAGAGCAGATCCCGATGGCGGTTGCCCGTACCTTGAATAAGACCATGTTCAGCCCGGTAACGGTGAATAATGACAAAGTAAACGGTCCGTTTGTCGCCTGCAAGAAGGCTGCTGCAAAGAAAATTGCAGATTTGAAGACAGTAGAACTGAGAAAGGCGGCTTTGCATATCACTTTCGAAGGTGAGCTTCCAACCTATAAGGAACTGCTGGCGATGAAGGGCATTATCCTTGCGAAGGGTGTCATCACCGATGGCACTTTCTGCTACGTGATGGATGAATACACTAAGGCGATTCTGGAAGCTACTCCGCGCGATACCGGTTCCGGATTGATGATCATCGAAAATGAAAAAATTGCCGGTGTTCCTGTATTCTGTACAAACTATATCAATAATGATGGCGGTCTTCATGTGGGACTCGGTGTTTGGTCTTATGAGGCTTTAGGGCAATTCGGAGAACAACGATTCATCGTAGACCCGTATACTAAGTCATCTAAGGATAGCGTTGTATTGACACTTAACGGAGACTGGAGTATGACAACGCTCAGAACTGAGGCGTTCTTGCTTGGCGATTGCACTGTTGCTGCCGGTACTTAATTAATATTTAGGGGTTAGTTGTTTTTTTTTAGGTTTGAAGGCGGACGGAGCTAAATCCGCCCGCCTTTTTAAAATTATAAGCTATGGCATTGAAGATAGTAACATTGGAGGACTTGAAAGGTCAGATGCGGATAGACTTCGAGGAGGAAGATAATTTGATAACGGTGTACGGAGAAGCCGCGGAGGCTGCTGTGGTGAATGCTACGAGGCGGTCCGTAGAGGAACTAATGTCTGAGAATGAGAAAAGGACCGGGATCTCTGAATTTCCACCTGCTCTTTATGTCGCTATCCTGATGATGGCGGCGCAACTCTACCGAAGCCGCGAACCGGTTTCCGGATTATCGCAGGTTCTTGTTCCTTACACCTACGATTATTTAGTTAAACCTTGGATAAAATTGGTGAAATGATAGACAGTGGATCTTTGAATGACCGTATCCGCTTTATGGAAGCGGTTGTAGGAAAAGGAAGTTACGGTGACAGGGTTATCACCGGGTGGAACCCTGTATATAGTTGCTGGGCGAAAGTCACTTACAACAAGGGAAACAGGGCTATTTCCGCAGGTGAGGTTTGGCTACCTAATACTATATCTGTGTTGTTGCGCTATAATTCGAAAGTAAATGAACGCCATCGCGTTGTGTGGGACGGGAAAACTTATCGGATTGACAGCCTTAATGCTTCAAAGAAGGATGGATCAATAACCATTGTAGCCACTCGCGTAGACGAAGGGACAGGAGAGGAGGAATAATATGGGAGCTTATAAAAATGAATCGGGTTCGATTTACAAACCAGTGGATGTAGATGCCAGCAAGGTCTCTAAGATGCTGAACAACTTAGAGATTGATAAGGCTATGCCTAAGAAGGACCGCAAGAAGATACTCCGTGATTCAACGAAACCTATCCGGAAGGCAGTCCAGAGTGGCATTAAAGGCTCGGTGGCAAATGATCCCCGCAAGGCTGTGCAAGGTGTCAAGTCTACGGTCTATCGTGACGGGATGGGAGCTAATGTCAGTCTTCACGATCCTAAGCAAAGCCGGTCTTCTAAAATTGTCCGTGCTTCCATAACCCGAACTGGGGGAGCTAGTGGGATTATTCGACACCGCACCCGGTCACGTGATACGGAACGAATAGACAGCTATTGGGGTAAGGACCGCGCTTTTATTCTTCGATTTCTCAACGAGGGAACAGCCCCCCGAAGCGCATTTTCCCAGCACGTAAAGACAAAAAGTGGTGCAACAGCCAATCGCGGTGCTATTTCCGCGCGGGATTTCTTTAGAAGGTCTGTAGATGGTGCGAAAGTAACGGCTGAACAGTATTTAGTAGCGCAGTTGGAGGCTAAGATCATTGCTGCTGCAAAAAATGACGGGTAAAAAGGTAATCTAAAAACGCTTAATAACGGAACTATAGAATGAGTTTATTGATAGGCAAACATATAAAGGAAACCCTCTGTAGCAACTCGGATATCGTTGCGGCGGTTGGAAAACGGATATACCCCTTGGTTATTCCGGAAGGGACACCTCGGTATCCTTTTATCGTATACAGGAACTTGGGAGTGCAACCGGATTATACCAAGGACGGCAATAATCAGGATAGCGTACAGGTGCAGGTAACCGTAGTGGCTAAGGGGTATGAGGAATCTGTTTCTATAGCCAACACGGTACGTTATGCTTTCGATGGGAAGGGTGGCAGTTATCCGGATTTCACGGTAAATGAATGCGAGGTTGATTCATCCGGCGAGGAGTACATACAGGATGTAGATGCCTATGCGGTTAATTTGATATTTAATTTTAAAACTAATGATTTATAATTATGGGTAAAGCAAAAACTGTAAATGGTAAAGACCTCATGGTCTTTGTAGCGGATAAGGCTACAGCTTTGGCTACTAGTCATAAGCTGAGTGTAAAGGCTGACACATCCGATGCTGCCAGTAAGGATGATGGCATCTGGGATGAAAGTTCTGTGACAAAAATGTCTTGGGAAGCGAGTACAGAGGCTCTTGTTAGCTTTGACAAAGATGCGTCCAGTTATAACGATCTGTTGAAAATGATGCTAGCGGGAGAACCGGTAGACTTGATTTCCGGCATTCCCGCTAATGCGGGAAATGAAATGCCTGTCGGTGGATGGACGAAGCCCGGAGCAGATCAGATGTATTACGGAGGTAAGGCTATTATCACGTCTCTTGACTGGACTGCTGCCAAGGGGGATAATGCAAAAATGACTGTATCTTTTAAAGGGGTTGGGGCACTGACCGCACATGAACCGGGACAAAATTAGGAGAACAGGCATGAAGGTAGTAGTGATAAATGGCGTGGAATATACGCTAAAGTATGGTATCCGGGCATTGTTCATTTTTGAACAGATAACCGGAAGACCCTACGATGGAAATAAGATGATTGACCTGTACACACTGATGTATGCCATGTTATTGAGCGGTAACCAGAACTTCGATGCTTCTTTCGATTCATTCCTTGATGCTTGCGAGGCTGATCCTACTCTTTTCCGCACATTCACCGAGGTACTGGATGAAGAAAGTAAAAGACAAGCGGCTTTCCTTCCGGCATCCGGCGAAAAAAAAAAGCGTAAGCATAAGGGACTTGTATAGGATTATTGTAGGCAGGGGGCATGTTTCTCCTGCCTATTTCCTAGATGAAATGAGTTTCCTTGAAATTGCGGATTATCTGGACGGTATGGAACAGGGAATACGTGATGAATGGGAAAGAGCAAGAATGTTGATGTGGGTAACTGCACAGGTGAACAGCACGGATGAGATTGAGCCATCGGACCTGATGAGGTTTCCGTGGGAGCAAGATCAGGAGGACGTGGATGATACATATGAGATTGAAGAATTAAGAAAACGGGCGGCAAATTTTAAAAAGTAAAGGTATGGCGGATATAATTACAAGATTGGTCCTTAAATCGGACGCTTGGGAGAAGAACTTAGGTAATGCAAAAAAAAGTGTGGGTTCCTTTGAAAAGAGTGTAACGGATATGGCTAGCAAGGCGGGTGCTGGGTTGCTGAAGTTTGCCGGAGCCTTTGGCGTTGCCGTTACTGCAACAGAAGCGTTTAACAAAGTGATAAATAGCAGTCAAACACTAAGTGATGAATATAACCGAACAATGGACGGTTTGAAAGGTGTTGTTGATCAGTTTTTCTATTCTATCGGTTCCGGTGATTGGACTCCATTTATGAACGGATTGCAGGATACTATCCTCTTGGCAAGAGAAGCATACACTGCGATGGATCAACTGGGTAATACGCGAATGTCCTACAACTACTTTAATGCTAGGAATATGGCAAATGCACAGGAACAAATAGCCATATTAAAAGACAAAGATTCGACAAAAGAGCAAAAGGAGGCCGCAAAGGCTAAGTTAGATGAAATATTCAAAGATCAAGCGGAAATTGTAGAGCAATATAAGAGGAGATCCGATGAGGCTATACAGAGGATGGTTAAGGCTGCTATTGGTTTCGATGGAGTAGATGTATCTCAAATAGATGTAGATAGGGTTTTAAGGTTGGATGTTTCTTCAATGGGAGATAAGGATAAGGCTGAATTAGATAAGCAGTATAAGAATTTTGAAAAAGAATATGCAAAGATAAAGAATAAATACACTACACGTGAGACGGTTGGATTTGGTTTTAATGCGCATCAAGTTGAGAATACAGACTATAAAGCTATTGCGAAAGAAATGCAGCCGTTGATAGCTACGTACCAAGACGCTATCCAATATAATGCGATATTAGTCAAGAAAAACGATGATTGGTTGCAGCAGCTAATTGATATTTCTAATGGTGCTGATAATGCAGACCGTAATTTGGCTAGCATGAAAAAGTCAATGGATAGAGTCTCTCAGAGTGGAAGGGGTAGTGATACGAAAACTAAGAAAGAACCATCTCCTGAGGGTTCTATCGGGTGGTATGCGGAGCAAATATCTAAAAAGCAGGCGGAGTTAAAAGTAGCTGTTGACCCTCAAAGTCGATTGAAAGTTCAGCAAGAGATAGATGATCTGACAAAGCAGAAGCATTATATTGAGTTGGAGCTTAAATACAGTAAGCCGGAATCTGATTTAAAAACAAAGAAAGATTTTGCAGACGTGAAGAAGACATTCGCTGAAATGTCAAGGTTGCCGGAGATGCCCAAAACAATTAAACCCTTTGATAAAAAGGATGTAAAGACAAATAAGGATTATGCAAATTCTCTTTATACTGTTGCGGATGCCTTTGGTTCGTTGAGTTCTGCTGCTGCATCAATGGGAAATGATGGGTTGGCATTTATAACTAATTCTTTTGGAGCCATTGCGCAAATGATTGTCCAACTGAACGCTCTTGCAACAGCGGAGGGTGTTGCTAGTGCGGCTAAACTACCATTTCCTGCTAGCCTTGCAGCGATGGCAACGGTAGTATCAACTGTAACTAGCATATTCGGATCATTGCCCAAGTTTGCTGATGGTGGCGTTATTGGCGGATCTGCTTTTTTCGGAGATAACCTTTTGGCGCGTGTGAATAGCGGCGAGATGATCCTTAACCAGAAGCAGCAGAATAATCTTTTTAAAATGATCGAATCGGGAGGGATTGGAGGAAGACAGAATATTGTTGTGCAAGTTGAAGGAATCATAAAGGGGCATAATATACATTTAGTGGAAAGAAATTATGCTAAAAGTACGGGTAAATTAAAAGGTAAGAATATAAACTTCTAGTTATATGCAGAGATACAGCATTCCTTTCAAGGATTTTAAGAATAACTCCTATGAAGTGAAAATCTATATTGATGGCTATGTAGGTGCAGTTACTGAATTGACCGGCGCTCGCAATACCTTTGTGGTAACGGGTAACGACAGCGATTTTGTTTATGAACCATTGCGCACGTCAACGGCTACACTCACCATCATAGACAGTAATTTGCTGCTTGATTTATTCAGCATAAACAACCAGTACGCCCCGGTGAAGCTGTACAAAGGAAATAAGCTGATGTGGACGGGGTATATTATTCCGGAACAGTTCACTCAGCCGTACAAGCCGACACTGGATAGTATAAGTATTGATTGCGTGAGCGCGATGGGGACGCTTGAAAATATCAAGTATGAGCAGCAGACTGACACCGGATTTATCACGGCGATGGATTTACTTCGCTATCTGGTAAAATCGGCGAATGGCGGATATGAGAAGGTATATATCCCTCATGTATATGCTTCATCCTCTGCCAATTATGCAGCAAAGAGGAATATTTTTGATGAAATAGAATTATCGGAAGAAAACTTCATTAGCGAGGAAATGATGCTGGATGAGGTGCTGGAATATTTTTGCCGATTCTTCGCCTGGGCGATGTATGATCAGGAGGGAAGCCTGTATTTTGTTGATCCGGATTGGCATGGTGAATATTATGCCTACAACGAGGGCTTAACATCCTATGTGTTAGTAACTCCGAATGAGATCTTATTGCAGGATATAGGATTTGCAGGCAGTGATCATACGATAGATGTTTTGCCCGGATACAATAAGGTTACCATCAAGGCGATTAATAATGTGTTTGATGAACTGACGGAAAATGAGGAGTATGATATTTTGGATGAGGTGGGTAGGGATTATCATAAGAACGACAAGAAGTATGACTATAAGCGTTTCCTGAAAGAAAAATTATGGAAGGTGTATCATTATGACAAGTATAGAACAGAAATAGAGGAAATTGAAGGCGTGTCGAATATAAATGATAATGTATGTGGTGCTGTGCTGATGAAAGAGGCTCTTTTTGACGGTAAAGAGATGAATGGGACTATAGTGCCGGATGTGGCAGATTACCCGTGGGCAGATTGCGTGCAAATGAGGTCGGTAACGGCTGATGATACTATTGTGTTCGGCGGGGATGAAGATGGGAAGTATCCTGTATTGACATATAGAGGAAAAAATGCAATTTGGAAGGATGGGGCGATAGGGATAAAGTATGAAGTGATGGTAAGACCTTCCCAGAATATGAGATTTTTAGGTGATAAAATAGATCAATTGAAGGTTGAGGTGAATCTAGCTTGTTGTATGCGCATAGGGAAATGGTACTGGAATGGAGGAAACTGGCAATTAACAAAAACGAATTTTAAAATCTTATCCAAATATGAGGGAAATTCTTTCTCTGGATGGACTAGCGTAGAAGATACTAAGACACCGGATATGCCTTATACTGGTTTAAGTGGATACATAATAGAATTACCGAGCGATAATCCGATAATAGGAGAGTTGGAATTTACGGCATATTGCTTGCCGGGATGGGTGAAAAATGTTGGTCCCTTTACATTTAGTTTATATGGATATGTATTGAAAGGATTGGCATTATCGTATAAGAAAAAAGACAGTGTGACCGATGAGGGCGAAGACGGAGATCGTATTTATGAGAATGTAGTCAATGAAAAGTATATGTCCGAACTGGACGAAATTGAATTTGGCATAAGTAGTTATAATGCGGACGGGGCAACTTATAGCAAAGCGTTAATGAATGGAAATTTTCTAACTGACAATTTGTATTCGGTCATTGAAGATAAGTTGGTAAGACCGGAAGAAGCATTAATCCGCCGCATCGTTAACCGATATCAGGTAACCAAAATCAAGCTAACTCAGGTAATTAAAAATAGTGATGAAATTCACCCATTCACCATCTTGTCCGACAATTCTATGAAGATAAAGAAATTCATGATGCTCGGCGGTGTTTGGGATTATGAAGACAACAGCATACAATTAGCAATGACAGAGAATGGAGCAGGAGGTTAAGATAATATCCAGAGTTGTACCCAGGAAGGGTGATGGCAATGTTTCGGCTAAGTCGATTACTAAAATAATCGAAGGGGGCGGGGCTTCTGTTGTCAATGCTAAACATGCAGATAAAGCTACTACTCTGGATGAAAATACTCCTGTGCTTGATTGGTTTTTAAGCGCTCTTAGTGATGATGAAGCCAAAGGGGTGATTAATTTTTTGAAAGGAATCAAAATTGCAGGTGATCTGTTTAATCGCATCGTGAAAAAAGATGATGAGGGCGTGGAGTATGACGATACGGATGTTATGTCCGCATTGCGGGTTATGAAGGAAATCGAAGCTAATGCAGATAAACTTAAGGACATATTTCTTCGTAAAGACATAAATGATTCAACGAAGTTTCTATTAACTTTTTATGCTGGTGCTGTATTTGGCAAGGATGGCTTTGCAAGCGGCTTGACAGGGTTTGGTGCCAAGATCTTTGATAACGGTCATGCGGAGTTTGAAAGTGCTTTTATCCGCCGGTTTCTGGAAGTGCCGGAATTGAGGTATAACCGTGTTACGGTAACTTTAGGAGATAAATGGCGTGCGCCGGGTGCCGGTATTATTGAAACAGTAGATACCGCTACTAAGACTTGCACGCTAAAGCTGGAAGACGGGGAAATAGGTGCTGTTGCGGCAGGTGATATTTGCATGGGCATCTATCATAACACTATAGGTAATGCAACAGAAGACTATGATGATGGTAAAGGTAACAGGAAGTTTGCCGGATTTTGCACCGTCTATTTTACAATAACGGAAGTTTTGGGAGAAAGGAACGAGATTTTTAAATACCAGTTAAGGCCAGAATCCTCTTCTTGGCCGTATTCTTTCGATCCTTTTGAAATGATGACCTTTGTTAGCTATGGTAGTTTTACCAACAAGGACAGACAGACTTCGGTATACGAAACCAGAACTTATACTCGTATGCTGTGGAAACAGAATACGTGGGAGATAAGCGCGGCTAATACTGCAATGCAATATGGGGACTTATCGAACCTGAATGTATTCGGGCTGGTAATGGATGGCTATTCTATGTACGTTAATAACGTATACTTTACCGGGACAATCAACCGGGTAAAACCGGACGGTACCCCAATAAGAGACCTGAATTTCAGGCAGGAATTTATATTGGGAACTCATTACGATTACTATGACAGCGTAACTTATGATGGCAGCACATGGGCATGTGTGAATGAAGACGGAACAAGTGCTATTCCGGGAAGTAACAATGACTGGTTGAATATTGCCTCTAAAGGCAACTCCGGGCCTCAAGGCGTTCCAGGTCCTGCCGGAGAGGACGGTATTACTTATTACACGTGGATACGTTATGCCGATGATGTTCATGGAAATGGTATTAGTAATGATCCTACAGGAAAGGCATACATCGGATTCGCATATAATAAAATAACGCCTGTTGAAAGCAATACCCCATCCGATTACACTTGGAGCGACATTAAAGGCGAACAAGGCGTTCCCGGTCCTGCCGGAGAGGACGGAAAAACAACCTATACTTGGATTGCATACTCTGACAACTCAGATGGTAGTGGCATGTACCAGCAACCTAGGGAGACAACGAAATACATAGGTATAGCTGCAAATAAGGATACGGCTGTTGAAAGTACTAATCCGGCGGATTATACATGGTCTCTATTTAAGGGAGCAGACGGAGATAGTGTCTCAAATTTAGGTCACTGGTATACAGGATTGCATGTACCTTACATGGGCATAGTAAGGATGGGTAGCGGTTCTTATCAATGCACGGTAAAGGCAGGAACTGATAATCCCCCTTTGTGGTGCTGGACCGACAATGGTAGCAACCGTTTCACTTATTCGGATGGAGGTTACTGCCTGACAGGAGAAATAAACACTGCTGAATACACATTGATAGCCGAAGACGGTGCGGATGGGAAAGATGGTGAAAACGGCAAAGATGGAGTGTCGGTAAGCAATGTGGATGTGATGTATGCTATATCGGATAGCAATACCACCGCACCTACTACCGGATGGCAGACAACAGCCCCGGCATGGCAGAACGGAAAATATATATGGACGAAGACAATCGTTGATTACGGGGATGGAACAAAAGGCGAATCCGATCCGGTGTGCATCTCTGGCGGGAAAGGTATCAAGAAGATCGTAGAATATTACTACAAGTCCACATCAAATACAACACAGGTCGGTGGAAGCTGGACGGAAACCTATCCGGGTTGGGAAAACGGCACATACATCTGGACAAAGAGCAGGATAACCTATACGGATGAAACGACAGAGGAAACGACACCGGCGTGTGTTACCGGAGCGAAGGGTGAAGGATATACCCAAATGGGGCAATTCAAAACAGGCATGGTTGTTCCCAAAATGGGTGTAGTCACCATGGGTGGTGGCTCTTACGTGGCAAAGGTAGCTACAACCAATCCTCCTTTGTGGTGCTGGACTGACAACAGCGGAAACCGTCTCACTTATTCGGATGGCGGCTACTGCCTGACAGGAGAGGTAAATACAGCGGAATACGATGTGTGGGCACAGAAGGGCGATACCGGTGACAAGGGTGACAAGGGCGATACCGGCGATACTGGAAGCAAAGGTGAGCAAGGAATACAGGGATGTATTATTAGGCATTCCGAATGGTCCAATTCAGGAGTGGTCTATAGGAATGATGAAGCGTTGACCTCCGGAACTAGATACTTGGATATTGCCATGAAACGCAATGATGGTAACGTTGACGGATGGGATGTATACAAGTGTTTGCAGACGCACACGTCATCTGCAAGCAATGGACCGGGAAATACCAGCTATTGGGAAAAATTGAGTAGCGTTGGTCCGATTTACACCAGCTTGGTTATAGCTAAGAATGCAAGCATAGACTTTATGCAGGGAAACGAATTACTGATCAAGAACGCAAATAATGCAGTTGTGGCCGGAATGACCGGAGGAGCTAGTACTACTGCTGGAACTACTCCTATTAGAATATGGGCAGGTGCTCAGAATCCGGGTAACGCGCCGTTCCGGGTTGACGAAGAGGGCGGTCTTACAGCAACGAAGGCGAATATATCGGGCGTGGTTAATGCCAATCTATTTTATTCGAAGGCAAGTGATATGGATAGTTTGGCTGATGGGAATGGGAGCTTTACCGTAAATCCTTCCACGCATGGTGTCAAGTTTTTCTCGGCTGACGGTCTTGGCGGAACGATAACACTCCCGTCAGCAGCATCATGGAATGGGATATCATTAAAGTTTGTGGTTGACATGACATCAAGGGTTGCGAAGAATCCGGATAAGTATAAATCTCCTAACTACTTCTGTGGACTGGTAGGGAGATATTCAAATAAAATGATTATAGAGTTGGCAAGACCTTATATATTGGAGTTGGAGGCGTTTAATAATAATTGGTATGTTACACGTATGGATTCGTTAAATTTAAATGGTTGATATTATGATATTACAGGCAGGTTATGATTGTTATCTGACACAGGTTGGAGATATGCCTTTGTCAGAAAGAAGATTTGAGAATCAGGTATTGATCTATAGTCCTGATGATGTATCGGCATGGAAGGAAATCACATCAAAACAGAAAGAGCAAATGATAGCTGAAGCATCTTTCTGTTTTGATGTAGAGGCAATATCCGTTGAAACACTTGAACGTGTAGATACTTTGTTGGATAATATTGCGGCTAACATCAATAACGTTGGGCTAACGACAGAGGAATCGTTAGCAAAGAAGTACTTCTTCCCTGCATGGGAGGATCTGATAGGTACGGAGGTTGATGTACAGTTCCGTTTCTGTTACGAGGGTACGCTCTATGAGGTTATTCAGAGGCATATACCGCAGGATGACTGGAAGCCGGGAACAGGTACAGAGTCTTTGTATAAAGTGGTTCAGATAGAACATACCGGTACACTGGATGATCCGATTCAGTGGGTGCAGAATATGGTATTAGAAGAGGGCAAGTATTATACCGACAAGGGCGTTCTCTATCTATGTATCCGTAATAGTGAAATTGGAATGTCATTTGATTTAGAGGTGCTGGTGTCAGGTGGCTATGTGCAGGTAGTGGAAAATTTACAGAATCCGAATGAGGAAATTAATTAAAAAACAACATAGTAATAAATAATTAAAATAATACGATTATGGCAGATAAGAAATTAAATGCAGTTTCAACGCTTACGGACTTTGATTACGCGCTAGTTGTAAAAGGAAATGATGTTGCAAAAGTGAGTAAAGAACAGCTTGCATCAATAGTGGGAGAACTGATGTCAAATTTGGGGCTGTTTCCATTCATGAATAGAGGGACAATACGACATGGTGAAGACCTTAATAACATAGTTACTCCAGGGATGTATGAAATCAACGCATCAGAAGGAGAGATATACAATAATCCTTCAATAGTTTATGGTATTCTTGTCGTATTTGTTGCCTCACAAAGAATACAGATCATAGCTAGTGGTCTATATAAAACCGTTTATATTAGATCTGGAAGAGATAATGGAACATGGTATGAGTGGGGAAAACTTCAATAAATATTCTAGCTATTTGACATAATTAGCCTCATGTAGGCGAGGTGGGAGGACTGTT